ACCGCGCGGCAAACGCGATGCCGAACGGCCAGATCTACGCCGCTTTCGTCGAGGAATATCCCGATGTCCGTCCCGAGGACATTCCGCAGCAGGTATGGGAGTGGGCGCAGCAGGAAGGCTCGCTCGTGTCCGCGTACCGCAAGTGGGAGATTGCCGAGCTGAGAGACGAACTCGCCGCCCTCGAGATGAACCAGAAGAACCGCCGTGCGGCGGTCGGTCCGGCGCAGTCGGACGGGGAACCCACGGGAGCAGACCCGGTTACGCTCGCTTTGCTCGGCAAGTAACATTCTCATTACTTCACGATTTAACATTTATATAGGAGGTAAATTTTTATGGCTATCAATCTCGCAAGCAAGTATTCCGACCAGATTGCAGAGGTATTCACCCGTGCGTCCTTCATCAAGGGCAAGACTGCCGAGACGTATGACCTGACTGGCGTAAAAACGCTCAAGGTTTACACCCCGATCACCGTCGAAGAGGTCGATTACGACCGTGACGGCGGTCTGAAGCGCTACGGCGATGTGACCGAAATGCAGGATGTGGTACAGGAGCTGACCATGACGCAGGACAAGGCGTTTACCCTGACCATCGACAAGGGCAACAACCTCGATCAGAATCTGGTCAAGAATGCCGCCGACATGCTGCGCCTGCAGCTGAACGAAAAGTCCACACCGGCGGCGGACAAGTACGCATTCAAGCGCTTCGTCACCATGGCGGGCAGCATTGTGGAAAGTGCAAAGCCGACCAAGGCGAATATCATCAGCAAGATTGCGGATGCATCGCAGGCACTTGACGATGCGCTTGTGCCGGACGACAACCGCTATCTGTACCTGACCAGTGAAATGTACAAGCTGGTGTGCACCTCGGACGAGTTTGCCGGTGTGGACGTGCTGGCGCGTCAGTCCATCGCCAAGGGCGTGTGCGGCGAGGTATTCGGCATGAATGTCGTCCGTGTTCCCAAGAGCTATCTGCCGGAGGACGTGTACTTCCTCATTGCACACAAGGATGCCGTGCTCATGCCGTACAAGATTGCGGATGCCAAGGTGCATGAGGACCCGGTCGGCGTATCCGGTGCGCTGATCGAGGGCCGTCACTACTACGACGCATATGTGCTCGGCGCAAAGTGCGGCGGCGTGTATGCACTGGTCGATGAGGACTGCCGCTCGAGCGCACCGACCATCAGCCAGGGCAAGATTACCGCGTTCGGCAAGGTGCGCTACACCCTGGACGGCTCGGATCCGCGCTACTCGGATTCCGCGAAGGATTACGTTGCCGGCACTGTGCTGACGCCGGAGACCGGCTGCAAGATCCGCGCATACTGCGTGCAGTCCGGCGCGTATCCGTCCGAGGTAGCGGAAGGCTAAATTCAGATAAGCGTTAGGAGTGAGGAGATAGGAGTTTTTCTTCGTTTACTCCTCACTCCTTCTCCTAACTTCTCACTGTATCCAATGAACCCATCACAAAGGAGGTAATCCTATGACCGGAACCGAATGCTTTCGTGCAGCGCTGAATATTTTATCCGAAACGCCGGACAGCGGTGTATATTACGAGCAGTTTGCGCTCGGTGCGCTCAACCAGCTGTTAGCGAACAGCCTGCGCGAGATGAACGCAGAACGTGCGTCTGACGGAAAAGACGTGCTGCTTGTGCCGCCGCGCATGACGGCGTTGACCGAGGAGCTGCCCGCCGGCGACTGGCTGGCGCGCGAATGTTTTCCGTACGGACTGGCGGCGCTGCTTGTCGCGGATGACGACA